ATAATTCTATTCCTTATGCGTAGTTTTCGTCTTTAATGAATTCTATTAAAACAAAACCTGATGTGCCTAAACAAGATAATTCCATGTCACCTGAAGTTGCACCAGTATTTGTTGCATTAGATTTAATCAATCCAGCAGAACCATCATAGTGTCCACTTCCAGCAAGGTCAATTAATGTTACATCTGTATCACCTTGTTCAATAATTTGAACATGACCAGTAGCATCATTAGCAGTTCCTTGTACTAAACCCCACCAAATTCTTTTAATATGTAATTTTGCACCATTGGCATGTCCGTCTAAAGCACTTGCATCTAATATAGCATTTGTTGTAGTAGTATCATCTGAAATATTTACTAGGATTGTAACTGTACCACCAGCACCAGCTTGGTCTACGACTGTATCTCTTATTGTTCTTGTTGCGAATGCCATTACTAACTCCTCTTAAATTGCAAGCATTTCTTTTTCAAAGTAACTAATAAGGTCTTTTTCTTGTACCCTATATTTTTTTGAAATGTCTTTTATAGTTTTATCAAAAGTATTTAGGAAATCTGAAGGTTTAGAGTCCATTTTTTTAAAAATATCGTCCACAGCATCTTTCATCTTAGGAGATAATTTCTTATATCCTTTAGTTTTCTTATGCTCGTCTTTCTCTAAGACTGGTGAATAAAATTCATTAAACTTCTTCGTCATTTCCTTCTTCCGTTTTAGGTGCAGTTTGCACATAATTTTTTGATAGTTCTTTTCTTTTATTTTCTAACGCACTACCTATTTTTTGTGACATTGCATTTTTAAAAGCATCTTCTGCGTCTAAGTTACTGCCACTAGATATTGCATCTACAAATTCTTTACTACTCATTTTTAATCTCCATTTTCTTTATCATCTCTAGGACTTCCGTCATCTATATCGTCTGGTGATATAGGAGCCCCATCAACTTGTGGGTATCTTGTGATACCGTCTGTATTATCTGGAACATCAATTCCACCATCTTCTGGCTCCATTCCAGCTTCTTTGTTCATTTGGTCTTGCATGTCTTTTATTTCCATTTCAGTCATATTCAATACATTTCTCTGTACCCATTGTTTACTAAAGAACGTACCAATGTAAGACTCTATACCTTGTAATGCAGTCATTTGACTTTCCATCATCTCAGCTCTTTTTAACTCTGCGAAGTGACCATCTTGTAGGAAGTCATACTGGATAAGTTGTACCATGTTATCCCAGTCTTCTAAAGTAATCACACCCTTTAAGACTAAGTTTGTTTTAAGTATGTCTGTAAACAGAGGTGTAAATCTTTTACGAAGTCTTTGTACGAACTTAGTAAACTTCAATTCATCTCTTGTAATCTCTGTAGAACGACCTAAACTAAATTGTGATTCAGATTCCATTCTTGAGATAGGAACATTCAAAGACCTATACAGTTTTGTTTGAAAGTATTTAATATCTTCTATTTCACCAAGATTAGAACCGCCAGGCAATGTAGTAATCTCTGTTCCTCTACCACCTTCTCTTCTTGGTAACCAGAAATCTTCTAACATTGACATATGGTTTCGGTCATCTCTGATTTCACCAGTAGATGCATCATACACTAATTTGTTACGATACCTGTTCATAACATCTTTCAGATATTGCTCTGCTTTTACTTTTGGTAGATTACCAACGTCAATGTAGAATATTCTTCTTTCTGGAGCTCTTGAGATACGATAGATAACAACAGAGTCCTCTATCATTCTTAACTGATTAACTGGTTTAATTGCTTTATGTAAGTAAGAAAGTATGTGACCTTTATTCTGGTCAATCAATCCAGATGGACAATATACAATACTGTCTGGAGCAATCTTAATACCTTCTTGTGTACCACCAGCTGTTGCCAAACCTTTATCATTATACATGTAGTAGTCATTAACTTTTTTAATTAATTCAATACTAGTACCTGTTTTTTGTTCTTTTGAAATCTCTTTGACTTTTCGTATTTTTCTAGGGTCAATGTAACGTAGTTCCATAATCCCTCTTTTTGGATTTTTTTTATCTATAACTTTGTGATAAAAAAGTCTTCCATCAATATACCACCTACGAAATATGTCGTGACCTTTAGTATCAAAATCTAATAATCTTAATACGCTATCAAATTCTTCTTGTATTCTTTTTTTAATTTTGTTTGGATAATTTAATTGGTCTAATACAATTTGAACAGCTTGAGCTCGTTCATTTGAAACTATACCCTCATTGATAATATCTTCAATCGCACTATCTACTTCTGATTGTTGTGCAATATCACGATATCTTCTAATTAAGTCTGCTTCGGTTCTTTCTCTACCGTCCGTATCTAAAACTTGACTAAAGAAACCACCACCAGCAACTTCTACACTGCCGTCATCCATAGATGGAGGAGTGAATTTCTCACTCCCCTTATCATCTTTTATTCTATTGAATCTAAATCCAAAAAGTTCTGCCATACTATAAAATCTCCCTACCTTGTTGTACTATTTAGTAGGTTAAAAACTTACCCCTGAAGGCTCAAAGTGTTGGTATCGCCAAGTAATTGGGAAAGTTTCAATCTCACCAGCTTCTGCTGAAGATAACTCTATAACACCAATAGTCAACGGATATGAATTTCTAAAAATGTAACTTTTTAAAACTGTATCATCTGCATCTAATTGTTCAACAAATAAATCTGTTTGATAATCAGAAGGATTTGTTACACCAGTATTATTTGCATAATCGTTGATACCATTTTGCCACAATTCCATTGCATTTCTTATCATGAAATCTGTGTCGTTATAAACAGTTATGTCCCAAGTTTCTGGGGCAGCCCTGTCACCAGACACATAGATATTTCTACCTCTGAATGGTACTGCAATTTCACCTAATGTTGAAGCAGGCAATTGAGCTGTAGTTACAAGGAATGACATTCTTCTTACATCAAGTCCTATTGCAATTCCAGAAGGTGGAGTTATTGTTACTCTGAACTGATTGGCTCTTGCACCACCACCAATCAAATTTGCTTTAAAGTCATCTATATTAGCCATGTTTAACCTCCTACCTCACTAAACGCAACACCAGTTCTTGTGGCGATGAAGTTCAGTGTTATAAAATTAATTGAACGAGCAGGTTTAATAAAGATATCAGAAATAAACTCATTTCTATCTATGACTTCACCAGTATTATTGGTTGTATCACATTTGACTTTAAAATCAAATATACCTCTTCTACCTTGAACATCTCTTAGGAAAGGTTCTACTAGGTTTCTAAATTGTGCTCTTGTAAACTCATCATTGAACTCAAAGAGTTGAAACTTGGCTGCAGTTGCAATTGCTTTTTCTAGAACTAAGAACAATCTTCTTACGTTAATTCTATCAAATGCACTTGGTTTTGATAATGCAGTTTTATCTCCAAACAACACAACACCTTGGCCTGGGAAATTAACAACTGGGTTAATTCTTGCACGATACAGAATATCTCTTTCTGCTTTTTGTGGATTAAGAGAAAGTTTTATTGCACCTCTTACATTACCTCTGGTATAACCAGCAGGTGAGAACCATGTGTCTGCTACGTTGTCTGTAAATGCACAAAGACCAGCAGTATCACCATTTAAAGGTACATAACGATATACATCACTATACTTGTCGTACATATATTTGTAACCACTATCGAATACCATATAAGATGATGATGGACATAAGTCAAATGCAGTCTTAACATTTTCTGTTGCAGTAGATGATAATGCGATACCAACTGTTGCAGAACGGAATGGTGAAACAAATCCCACACAATCTCTACGTCCTTCAACAAGAGCAGTAATCATAGTCACAAATGTATCTTGACCAGCTGCACTGTCTGTTGTTAAACTTGATGAACCACCCATGACTAAGTTAATGTCTAATGATTCTGTATCTGCAAACTTATCATATGCAAGTTCCATCTCACCAGCAGTTACAGCATAATCATCTGTACCACCAGTTAATGCATCTATAGCAACTGGAATAACGGAAGTGTATGCAGATGTTGTATCTGTACCCCAGTTAGAACCAGCAGAAATATGGTCTGTCCAGTAAATAAATCTTGACTGTCTGAATATTACATCTGAGTAATAGTTGTTTTGTCCTTGAGGAGTTTTAGCAACAGGATTTTTTGATACATTAGCATATACTTCTATAACACCAGCAGTTCTTCCACCAGCTGCAGTTGCAATTTTACCAGTGATATCACCAGTTGTATCATAAACAACAATATGCATTTCATCACCAGAACCACGACCATTTTCTGTAGCAAAATCTGATGTGCCTGGAGCCGCATCAAATAAGTCATAGAACTTCCAACGTCTTTTAATAAATGAGTTATCTGCAATAGTACTTTGTAATCCAGCACCATTTGGGTCATCTTTTAAACGAATAGTTAAATCATTATCTGAAGTATCAATCGCAGTTACTTCGTATTCGTTATAATTGTCAACTGGTGTGTCATGTCCTGAGTCTGAAAAGAAAGAGATTAAATCTCCAACATTAAATGCGTTACCAGATGCATCAACGTCATCAACTTTAACTGTAGTTGCACCAATAACATCTTCACCAACTGTTTGATAACTTGAACTTAACTCTTGTTCAAATGTTGTTGCTGTTGCACAAATTTCAACACCTATTGAGTTACCATGTGTTCCAGCAGTTCTTGCAGCCCACTCACCATGTGAACCTTGACCGTCTTGAAAATTTGATTCGTAGTGTTCGTCATCTCTGATTAATATACCAGAGTTTGCACCAGCATTTAATATTGCTGATTCTGCACGAACAACCTTTATTGAATCTGAATACTGCAAGAAGTTTGCAGCTGTAAACCAATTTTCAAACTGATTACCAGTTGTTTGTGGTTTACCAAATATTTCTAATAATTCTTCTTCTGAAGAAATATTTTGAATTGTTGATACTGGGCCCTTTTCGAAGGCACCTGCTATCGCACCTATCGAGGTTGCAACGGCAGGAACGACATTAGTTAAGTCGATTTCCCTTACATGAACGCCAGGAGAAACTAAAAATGACATATCTTCTACTCCTTTATTTTACAATAGAGTTTTTAATTCTTTCTCTT